CGTACTATGTGGTATGCGGCTGCCATTGCAACTGCTGTAACTGTTGGTCAATCTACTGCATTTGCTCTAGTTAATGTTTCAGCAATGGTACCAAGTACTGCAAACTCAGTAATACTAGAATCAGTTTTAACAGCTGATGCTGGTGGTACTCGTACTGCTGCTTTTAAAGCTAGCGGTTCAAGCTCAGCAGCTGGACAGGTTATTACGTCATCTCCTGCTAGCACTGTTACTAGTACATCTTTAGTTTGTCCTTGCTCGACTATATCAAGCACAACTGGCGTTGATTACTTAGTATCAAATGGCTCTGCTTCATTAGCAGTTTCTGTATTTGGCTACGTAGATCAATTATAAGGAGCACTTGTCCATGGCTTATCCCGTCACATTGCTAATTTCTGAGGCATTTTATACCTCGGGAATCGTATCACGCAATTTCCAAACAGTGGCGGGTGACCAGGAACAAACAGGGTTTTTAAAACTAAATGAAATCTTATCCGATACTGCAATTGAGGAAGATATGATCCCTTACTTTACTACATCATATGACTTTAATGCAGTACCTGGACAAGAAATGTATTTTATCCCAAACCTATCTGACCCAGAAACTTTAACGTTCTTTATTAATACCATTCGGTATCAAATGAGGAAAGAATCACAGGATTTATATTTTGGTGCAGCAAGGGCAGAAAATGTTGAATCATTGCCGTATAATTGGCATTGCGAACGCTGTTTAGGCGGTTGTAATTTATTTATCTATTTCTTTCCAGACACTGCATACCCAATGCAATTAACGGGTAGATTTAGATTGCAAACGGTAACTATTAATCAAGACTTATCGTTAATACTTGATCAGTACTACATTAACTATTTGCAATATAGATTAGCAGATAGATTGTGTACGGCCTACAACTTTGCACCTTCTCCATCATTAACTAAACAACTACTACAATATCAGCAAATGATATCTAAAAGATCTAGCCCAATGGACTTAAGAATTAATAAAATATCGACATTAACCCCAAACCAAAGCATTAATTACGCTCAAATAAATCTTGGAAAAGGGTGGACTACCGATTAATTTATAGGATTGTGCCATAAATGAGACAAACGCCAAACTCACGAAGAGAAGAAGTAAATGTTGTCGGTGGTTCAACTTTCGGTCGATACAAGAAAATCTCTAGTGAAAAAACTTATAATATGTTTATTAGTGACGAATGGCTAGTTAACACCGCTGGATATCAAAAGGTTTATGAATTACTTCCAGAAGGATTAGGTCGCGGTATTTTCACTAGTATTCGCGGTAATCGTTTAATTGTTGTAGTTGACAGTTTTGTTTATTCATTAAATGAGCATCTTGTTCCTACTTTTGTAGGAATGCTGGGAACTGAAAGAGGCGTTGTATATATAGATGAAAACCTAAACTCACAGATTTGTATTGTAGATGGATTAAATGCTTATATCTATAATTATTCGTTACCAGGATCTAGTTTAACTGTTCAAACTGGATTAGGTAATCTTGTCCCTGGCTATGTAGATTATCATAATACCTATTTTCTTTTTGGGAACGCCAACGCAACAACTAATGGTGCTGCATGGTATGCTTATCAATATGCCACTCCTACCACTATTATACAAGCAACGCCTGGACAATTTGCTTTACAAACCAAACCTGATTATGCGCTTGCTGTCGTTAGAATTCCTGCTCAATCAGCTAACGTTTTAGTTATGGGAACATCAGTTTGCGAAATATGGATGCAAATTGGTGGGTTACAAAACTATAGAAGAAATCAAAACATAAGCGTGGATTATGGGTGTGCCTCTGTTTCTACAATTGCATCTTCAGATAAATTTATAGCATGGCTAGCTATAAATGAAAATAACGCTCCTACTATTATGGTGTATAACGGGGAAGAATTTAAACCTATATCAACAGATGGTATCGATCATCAATTGTCTCATATTCAATATCCAGCACAATCAACAGCAATGTTTTATAGACAAGATGGTCATTTATTTTATCAATTAACATTTTATAATCCAGCAGATAATCTAACCATCCTTTATGATTGTACGACTGAGATGTTTTTTAATCTTAGTGATTGGGATTTAAATTATCATCCAGCCAAAAATTATGCTTATTTTAATGGACAGACTTATTTTATTTCTTTAAATGACGGGGATTTATATTTATCATCTACTGATTTAACAACTTACAACGAAAACTTACCGAATGCCATACCAGATCCAACTTTAATACATGAAATCCAAAGAATAAGGATTTGCGACACCATTAGAGCAGATGACAGTAGCCAATTTAGACCAAATACTTTTGTATTCACACTTGAGCAAGGTAACGATAAAAACGTTACAGGGTTATCAATAAATAGCCCTGGGCAGGATTTATTAATAACGGAAGATTTATTTAACCCTCCTGATGATACTATCTACACAGAAGCTGGGCAACCAATGGCAGATGAGGATTCTTTAGATATAGCATCAATAACAATTCCATATCAGCCAAGAGTTGATTTAACAGTTTCAAGAGATAGCGGTATTACCTGGAGTAATACAGTATCTAGAAATTTAAACCCAATAGGGATGCGTCAAAACATTCTTAACTGGGAAAATTTAGGGGCATGTAATAGTTTAACTTTAAAACTAAGATTTTGGGGTTTAAGTCGGTTTGTAGCTAATAATGGAATGGTGGAGCTATATTAATGGACTTACCAACATATTTACAAGGCATTGATCACGAAAATTATAACCAAGAGTTAAACCAAACTTTAAGAGATAATTTAAGTGATAATGGCTGGGTTGTGCCACAGATAACGATGGTAAACTTAGCTATAATTGAATCACAGATGCCAGATGGTACATTATGGTATGTAACTGATAGTACGCCATCTACATTTGTTGGAAAAGTTAACGGTAGTTTAGTAAAATTTACAACTACTTCGTATCCATAAGGAGCATAGGTAATGGGATTTTTTAGTGGTATAGGAAAAGCTTTAGGTGGCGCTGGCAAGGGATTTATAGGAAGCGGCGGTAGTCCTTGGGGGGCTGCATTGGGGGCTGGCATGAGCCTATTAGGTGGTAGAGGCGGTGGTGGTAATGCCGGAATGGATTATTTAAATCAAATTCCAGGCATGGCTATGGGCTATTTAAATCCTTATACCGAGGAAGGGAAGAAAGCCTACAGTAGCTTACTCGATCAATACAGTAATACATCTACTACTAACCAAAATCAATTTCCCGCTGAATATAGCCAAATGGCGCGCGATCCTAATGCTTTTGTTAATAACTTAATGAGAGGCTACGAGCCATCGCGCGGCTATAATTACAAACAAAATCAAATGCTAGGAGCTGCTAGAAATAGTGCAGCATCGGGCGGTTTTGCAGGTACTCAATACGATCAAGGACAACAAGCAGAACTTGTTCGCGATCTCTTAGGTTCTGATATGGGCGAGTATTTATCAAGAATTATGGGTGCTCAAAAAGAAGGGTTAGCTGGCGAAGAAAGAAGATTAGCTGGACGCGCCAGTGCTTTAGGCGGTATGGCTGGTATTGGATTTAATGCATCCTCTGATTTAGCTAATATATTAGGTTCAAATTTAGGACAAAAAGCAACTTTTGATTTTGCTAATCAGCGCCAACGTAGATTAGATAGGCGAGAAGATAATAACGACAGGAGCGCATTATTTTCTAAATTATTTGATAGGGGCGCCAACGGAAAAAGTATGTTTGATACTTTCAGTTCTAAAATAGGTTCATTTTTCTAAGGGATAAGCGATGCCAATACAAACATTTAATTTTGCAAACATAGAGCCTATGAAGCTAGGAAGTAGATTTTCTGATATTTTAGCTGGACTCAAAACTAGTGAGGATTCCGAAGATAGAAGAATAAAGAATGAAGGCTTAGGGCATCAAAATACTATTTTAGGCGCTGAGGCACAATATGCGCCAGATAAATTTAAATTTGCTAATCAAATACAAGAAGCTAAGGCTAGATATGCAGAGCAACAAGAACAGGCCGATGTACGACAAAAAATAGCCCATGCAGCATATTGGAAAAATGGTGGTGCTAGTGGAGACAATGATGCTACTTCTTCTAAAGAAAGAAGAAGACAACTTAATATGATGGGACCAGATCAAAAAGCTGAGCTGTTTAGACTAGGAAAAGCTAATGGGTGGAATCCACAAGAAACAGTAGACCATTGGCTTAAAGGAACAAATTTTAAAGAATACGCCGAAGAAAAGGGTATTGATTTAGATAAGGATACCACTAAATATTATCCTACTGCTAAAAATAGAACCGATATTAATACTGCTGTAGCAGCCGGAGCGGAATTAGATTCACTGGATGATCTGGTAGCACAGGATATCGCAATATATGGAGAAACCTTTAATGGTTATTCTCCAGAACAAATTAAAGATGCTTTGTCGAACAAGGGTGAAGATCAAGAAAAATTGATTAAATTTTTAGGAGCACGAGCTGTCCAACCAGAAATAACTGCATTACGAGCAAAAATAGCTAATGGAAGTAATGCGCAAGAAGCATTAAAACAAGCTCAAGAAGATGCATTAACTAAATTTAAAATCCCTGGCTTTACAGTTAGCAAAGAAGTTAGACTAGGGGTGCAAAAATATATAAATAGTGCATTAAAAAAGGGTTTAGAAGCTAGAATACAATCTATGGTTGGAACCAAACAATCAAAAGATAAAGGAGATGCATTTTCTAATATATTAAAAAACGGCAGTTCTTCTGGTAATGTTAAGGTTATTTTTAATGGAAAAAGTCATACTATACCTGCAAACCAATTACAACAAGCACTCAAAGCTGGTGGCAAGCTAGCCGAAGGAGAATAGTTGTGGAAAATGAATTTGATTGGAGTAAATACGAAGATAAGCCAGGGGATGCTTCATTTGATTGGAGCAAATACGAAGATAAACCTAAATTTGATTGGAGCCAATACGAAAATCCAGAACCCCAAGGATGGGGCGGTATAGGCGAAGACGCTTGGAGTGGAGCAAAAGCGGTTGGCCCTGCTTTGTTAAATGGATTAATGAGTGCAGCCCCCGAACTACATGGAGCGTTCGGACAAATTATTAACGATCCATTTCGTGCCTCTAGAAATGTTGGACAAGGGTTAGTAAATCTTTTAGAGGGATCGTTTAATTTAGCTCCAAATATTATAAATTATTTAGGAAGAAAAGGAATAGTTGACAAAGATTTATTGGGTACATATAAAGGCATCCCTCATACAAATCTACATAAAATAGCAGGACGTGACGAAGAATCTCAACATGGAGATTCTCTTTTAGCAGCGCTCATGGAATATGCTGGTATTAATAAGCTTGCTGGGAAAGGTATTGCTCCAACATCAAACGTGCTTAGAAAAGCCGCACAAACAGCTGGTACTTATGGACTTCATGCGGCTGGTCAAAATCGAAACCCTGTTACCGAGGTATTAATAGCTAGCGGAGCTAACTTAGCAGGGAAAGCATTAAAAAAAGGATGGAATTTACGTACTAATAAAGTGGCTCAGGAAATGGGAGAAATAATACCAAACGAAATAAAAGTAAAATTTAAAAATATATACAATGCAATGGAAGAAGAGGTACATAACGTAGGGGCAAGCGATGTTCCAAATGTTGCAAATATTCGACTGAAAGATATAAATAAAGCAGCATTAGGTAGTAATTCTACAAAGATACGACATATAGCAAAAAAATATTTAAAAGATCCAACATATGCAAATGCCCATAAGTTACAAAGCGATGCTGGTAAAATAGTAAATAAGCTTAAAGACGAAGCAAAATATAGGGGATTACTTGATTATGAAAAGCGATCTTTAGATATTGCAGAAGGTATAAAAAATAAAGCTATACGCAATATAGAACAAAGCTTTAAGAACAACGGTAATCCTCATTTGGTTGAAAAATATAGAAAAATTGGCGCAGACTACAGTAAGGCTGCTCAATTAATTTATGATCCACATATAGTTAAATATCAACAAATGGTAGCTAAAGCTAAAAAAACTGGGCAAGGGGACTTATCTCTAGCTAAACGAAAATTAGTAGAAGGATTAGCAAATAGTCAAGATTTTCAAAGTAGCTATGGAAAAAAATATAACACTCCTCGACTTAATCAAAAATATATACGAGCCATACCTAATTTATTTAAAAAAATTGGAATAGAGAAAAAATAGCAAACTAAATTTTAATAGCAAAGCACCCCTAAAATCCACGCTATTGCTAAGAAACCTATTACACCCATAATCATTTTTTCATCACCATTTATTATTATTTTTGAGACTAACTATACAACAAACCAGAAGGTAGGTCAAGGATTGTTTAACTTAGCCAATGGAATTTAGAATTTAAAAGCAATGTAGTGATCCCAACAACGCTAGCTATACCTAATTTATA